TCAGTGGTTAGAGCAGGCGACTCATAATCGCTTGGTCGCTGGTTCAAACCCAGCAGGGGCCACCAAATTTAGCGATGAAAATCATGCAGTTAAGCCACATTTCAGGGTGGCTTTTTTGTTATCCAAAGTGGCAGTGTCGCAAAAGTGTCGCACGACTTTTTAGGATTGCGACACTCTCAAGTAAAGCGGGCGACCAATAGGCACAAAAAAACCCGCCTAAGCGGGTAATGGAAATACAACACTCACATCCAAAGTGAGCCCTGCAGCGAACGATCTGGGTGAGGAGGAACGGGTTTAACTTTTCCGGGACTCATGATTATTTCTGAAACCGTTTCGTGAGATTTAAACGTACAACTGCAATTGATGTTCTGGCATTGGTTGTAACGCTCTTTAGTTTCCTTTGATACTTGGAAACTACTTCGGGTATGTGCAGCATTGCCACACAAAGGACAGTTCATCATACGCGCCTCCGGCTTAGCTTTTTTGCTAATGCTACAATTAAAATTAGATTAAACCTAATTTATTCCATCTCTAATGAGTCAATTTTAACTTCAAGCTCAATACTTGTTGTAAATCCGTTCTCTGCAGTTAGTACATGCGTCAGCGTCGTGATAATCCACTCCCCGACATCAATCTGCTGTTTAAACCCGCTCACCTTTACCGGCATTTCCGTGTAAAGATCCGCACGGCCACGCGCCAGCTGAATAGAGAACGTCGCCACCCCGCGCTGCAGCCGCTCCCACTGCATTTTTGCGGCGCGCTCGGCGTTTGCCCTGTTCGCATAGGTGCGGCTCAGCACCAGAACGTTTTCATCCGTACCGATCAGGTAGTCGCCCTGCTTCGCCTCCGGCTCCTTCTTCTGCGCAGCTGGCTTGCGTCGCTTACGCTTCACCGTGGTTTCCGGCTTTTTCTCCGGCTCGCGGGTGTGCAGCCAGCTCGCGATCACGCCGGTGTAGGCGTCGCGGTCAGCCAGCGTAAAGCGATGGCCGTCGCCGTCTTTTCGCACGATGGTGATGGCCGGTAGTACCTTACCGCTCGCCGTTTTCCCCTGCCCCTGCCGGATAAACAGCAGGTTGCCATTCTTGATGCAGGCCACCGCGCCGCACTGTTTCGCCAGCCGCATCAGGAAGCTGGCGTCTGACTCGTTGGTCTGGTCGATATGGTCCAGCGCCATCTTCGCCACGTCGTCGCCCATCGCCGTTTTGAGTTTGTGCCGCCCGGCAATCTCTTTCACCACCTCGCCCACGCTGGTCTGGTGCCACGACTTTTCACGCTTCGTATTCAGCGTCTGACGGAAGTCCGCGCTGCGCGCGCGCAGGGTCAGCCGGTCCGGCGTGCCGCTGTGCTCGATTTCGTCCACGGTGTAGGTGCCTTTCGGGAAAAGCGCCTCACCTTTCCAGCCGAGCGCCAGCGACAGCTCAACGCCCCGGCGCGGCATCAGCAGCTGGCCGTCCGCGTCGTCCAGCTCGATGTCCAGCTGGTCCGCCTCAAAGCCGCGATTATCGGTTAGCGTCAGGCTGATAAGCCGCTGCTCTATCTTTTGCGTCACATCCGCCCCGGCAAGCGTCAGGCGAAAAGCGGGCGCGTTCGCCTGGCCGTTAATCCAGCTGCCCGCCATCATGAGAACAGCCCGCCCACTGCCGCGCCGACTTTACCGGCGGCGTCGGTGGCCGCGCCCTGCATGGCTGACAGCTGATCGCTCAGGCTGCCGAACATCTCACCCAGCGATTCGTCGGTGCGCTTCAGCGTCAGCGTGAACTCAATGCGCCGGCACACGCCGTTGCTGAAAAACTCCGCCTTGGTCTGGCTCAGGCTCTCGATTACAAACATGCCGTAAATCGTGCCGCTGCCCTCAATCAGCGGCCACGCGCGGCCCAGCTCCGCAATCTGCTCCAGCGCGAACAGCGACAGCCTGCCGCCGGTGATTTCCGGCAGCAGCACGCCCGACAGGGTGATCGTGTCGTTGTCCGGGCCGAGGAACTGCAGCGCGGGCCGCACGCCCACGCGGCTGTTCGACGGGAAGCGCCAGCTGCGCTGCAGCTGCAATTCCTGATACGGCACCGTCTTGAGCATGAAAACAAACAGGCCCAGCGTCATCATCATGATTCAAATCCTCCACGATCTCGGTAGCTGCTGCGGGCGCGGGACTGCGCCTGCCGCTCTTTCGCCTCAAGCCTGCGCATCACCTCGTCCACCACGTCCTGCGCGCTCTGTCCCGGCTGCTGCACGATGGTGATCGGCGCGTGAATGCTCACGGGCGCGGTAGTTGCTGCAGATTGCTGGCGCGGTGCCTCCTGACGGTACGCCTGCGCGGGCAGGCTCAGCGGGTGCAGCGGCTTCGCCTCCACCGTTCCGGCCGCCATGCCGAGCGTCATCGCCGCCATTGCGGCCAGCTGCGCGGTGCGTTTCCGGCTGGTCACGCTCACCGGTCCGCCGACGATTTCCGGCCCGTTCTCACCCACCACGCCAAACTGGCCCGCCGGGATGTTGCCGCCGGTGTCGTACATACCCGCAAATGCCGGGAAGCCGCCCGCTGGCAGCGTGACTTTTCCGCCTGGACTGACGCTGGCCGCCTGCGGTGGCACCGGCAGCTTCGTACCCGCCGCAGCTTTGTTAACGAGGCCGAATTTATCCAGCAGCTCGCCGATCCCGGCCTTCAGGCTGTCCAGCGGATGCATCACCATGTTCAGCCCGTCGGCCAGCGCCTGCCCGAACGCTTTACCCTTCGCGGCGGCGCTGTCCAGCTCGGCTGCCGTGGACTGCACCGGCGTCAGCAGGTCTTTAAACCAGCCAAACAGCGCCTGCACTTTGTCACCGATCCACTGGAAAACCGGCTGGAGCGGTGAAAACGCCTCGCTGATGGGACCGGCGGCGGCCCGGAAGCCGTCCACCACGCCGCCCAAATACGCCTTGATGGGCGCCCAGTATTTCCAGATAACCAGCGCAACACCGGCAAGTGCTGCCACGGCCAGCCCGACGGGACTCAGCAGCGCACCGAGCGCCCATACCACGCCGGTCAGCACCGTGCGCAGCAGCGCAAAAGGCGACTTCACCAGCCACATCAGCGCGCCACCGGCACCGCGCACCGAGGCGGCCAGCGGCGCAAGGGCAGCACCGGCCAGCCCGCGCACCTGCGCGCCCAGCGCCCGCACACCGGCCATCGGGTTACGGAAGGAGGCAACCAGCGTCTGCCCGGCGTCCTGCGCTTTCTCCTTGATTTTTTCCAGTGCGCCCTCGCGGAAGGCGTTCAGAATGCCGCCGCCCTCGTCCTCATCGTCACCGCCGCGCAGGGACGCCAGCGCGTCGCGGATTTTCTCCAGCCAGTTCACCGACTCCCCGGCCTCGCCGCCGCTGAACAGTGAGAACAGCTTTTTGATGCCGTCGCCGGACGACGTAAGACCGGGCGCGAGTTTTGAGAATGCCTTACCCAGCCCGCCCAGCAGCGGCGAGAGCTTCGCCAGCCCTTTCAGGCCGAGCATGCTTAACCCGAAGCGCAGCATCAGGATCGGACCGAGCACGGCAGCCATGCCCACGGCAAGCGTGCCGAGCGCCAGCGTTACCGTTGCCACCACGGCGGCGATTTTCATCAGCCTGCCGACCAGCTCCGGGTTGGACTCCACCCAGCGGCGCATTGTGCCGGTGACGCGCTTCACCGCGTCCATGATTTCCATCAGCGGCGCGCGCAGCGTGTCGCCGAGGCTGCTCAGCGTGTTGGCCGCGCCGGTTTTCACCAGCAGCCACTGCGCGGACAGGGAATCCTTGTTGATGTCCGATTCTTTCTGCATGGAGCCGCTGGCCGCGTTGCCCTGCGTCAGCTGCAGCTGGCGTCGCAGCTCCGGCATGTTGTTGGCGAGCTTCGCCGCGTCCTTGCCGAACTCCTTGCCGAATACCATGGTCATCGCGGTAAGACGTTTGTCGGCGGGCAGGTTGTTCACTTTCTCCAGCACGCGCTGGATGGTGCCCATCGCATCCGTGGTCATCTGCTTTTCAATGGCTTTCGGGTCCAGCTTCAGCAGCTCCATGCCGCCCATAAAGGTCTTGCCCTGCATGGTGGCAACCGAGAGTTCACGCACCATGGCGTTTGCCGCGCTGGCGGCGGTTTCCGCCGTTGCGCCGAGGCTCAGGAACGTGGAGCCGAGCGCTGAGGCCTTGCGGTAGTCCAGCCTGTCCGCTACGCCGCCCATGCGCTGCAAGACGTCGATGATGTCCGATCCCTTGGACATCGCGTTGTCGTCCAGGTAGTTCAGCGCGTCGCCCAGCTGCTCGATGTTGCGTGTGGGGATTTTGTAGAGCTGCGCAATTTTACCCAGCCCCTCGGCCAGCTCACCAGCGGGCAACTCAAACGCGGTGGACGCCTTCGCCGCCGTGGTGGCAAACGCCAGCAGGTCGCGCTTCTGGTCCTCGTAGGAGTCGTTCTGGTTGGTGACGCCCATGCGCGCGCCGCCCTCAACCAGCGCGGCGTAGTCAATCGCGCCGTTGTCCATCGGCAGCTGCTCGCTGGCGGCCTTGATGGCGGCCTGCATGTCGTAGAACTGCGCCGTGCGGTTGCCGTCGTTGTCGCGCAGGCCGTTCACCTGCTTTGCCACGCCCTTCATGGCGTCTTCCATGTCTGCCGAGGATTTTACGGCGGCAAGCACCGGCGCGCCCATCGCCAGCCCGGCCACGGTGGTTGCCGCACCGGCCCCGGCAATTTTATCGCGCACCTCAAGCGATCGGGCGTGACGTTCCCGCAGCGCGTTGATTTTGGCCTGCTGCTCGCCGAGCCGCTTCAGCGACTTCTGCTGGCGGTCAATAGCCGCGCGCGCGTCGTCCGCGCGTCCTTTTAGGTCGCGCTGTGCCTGGCTGAGTTTTCTGGTATCAACGCCGGATTCAGTGAGCGCGGCGCGCTGCCGCTGCACCGAGCCCAGCAGGCCGTTATAGGATTGCTGCAGCTCGCGCACGCGGTTCTTCGCCTGCTCCAGCACCCTCGCCTGCGCGGCGGTGGGGCGGTTGGTGGCGCTGAACTGCGTCGCCAGCTTCGCCGCCTCTTCGCGCGCGCCCTTCAGGTTATTGGCGGTGATTGCGAGCTGCGAGCGGGCTTTACGGAAGCCGTCGATGCGCGCGGCCTGCGCGTCTAGGTCCTTCAGGCTGGCGCGCGCGGTGCGCAGGGAGTCGGCCAGCTCGCGGGTGCTGGCCCTGGCAGAACGGAAGGGGCGGGTCAGTTTGTCTACCGCGTTAAGAACAACCTGCAGGCGCAAGTCTTTATCACTCATCGCTGGTCCCGTGTCGCATTATCGCCTTATGCCGCCACTCCAGTACCTCGG